ACTTAAGAGGCGTAATGACACATTGCCTTTGGTTATTAAACGAGCTCGGGATACGTATGCCAAAAATTTGTGCTATGCTTGCGCTGGAATTGCTGCTTTGTACGCCCTTGCAAGAGTGTATAAAGCTTGGAGAGCGATTCACGCCACGCATGGTTCACTAGAGCCCATGACGCAGTCAGATGTTGATATTCGAGATGCAGAAGTCAGTGTTTGGGCATCCGTTTGCAAGCGGAAGTTGCCCACCACAAAATTCAGTGATTCATCCACTCCCGACCGTGTATTGAATTCGGTAGAGAACAATTTGCTGTACGCCACAGTGAATAATGGCAAAGAAAATTTGATGGCAAATTTACTTATGTTAACTTCTGATGTTGTTGTCATTCCCGATCATTATTTTGACAAAAGTGATAGTTTACGTGTAATTTGTCGCAAGGAGAATGCTGATTGCATAGGTGGGAAATTCGAAACCATTTTGTGCAAAAGTGCGTCTGTTTGTGTGCCGGACACTGATTTACGCATTTGTTACACTGGTAGTGGTGGGTCATTTAGGGATATTACGAAGTTCTTTCCAACGGGGCAGATTTGCGATCATCCTTTCGTTATGACATGGCGCAAGAAGGAAGGTAGTGTATTAGTCGCAAATGGACTTGCGAAAGCCAAACGCACTACAAACGGCACTTGCTATTTTGCAGGTGGCGAGTATGTGAATCTTACTATCGATACATTTGCTGGTTTATGTGGGGCTGTTTTAGTTTCGCAAACCAAATCTCCGTGTATCACTGGTTTTCATCTTGGAGGCAAGTCTGGAACACCTTTTGGGTGTTTTGGTACTCTTACAGTGGAGCAGATTAGAGCTAGCATCGACCAGTTAAAAACATTGGAAGGTGTTCTTTTGACTGGCAAGGGTGAAAAATTTGAGCCTCAATCATTTGGCATTACTATGCTCAATGACGGATCTCTTCACGATAAGAGTCCGTTAAATTATTTGCCTGAAGGATCCCAATTTGCATATTATGGATCATGTATGGGAGCAACATCGTCAAGATCTGATGTGCGGAAGACGCCTATATCTCAGGTCTTGACAGAGATCACTGGCGTTGAGAATATATGGGGTCCTCCTAAGATGAAACCTGAGTGGTTTGGATGGCAGACATGTCTTGCCAATGCTAGTGAGCCAGCCAGACCCTTTCCTCATGATCTTTTGATTGTAGCTGTGAAGGATTATAAGAGACCTTTATTGGAAATAGCTAGCAAATCTATGTGGCAAACTCAACCATTGACGGA